TCATTGGCAACACTAATTGCTGTTTCACTTAACTGATTTGCTTCTTCTGCTTTACTCTTCGCATTATTAGCTATTTCTTTCGCTTTACCTGCTTCCTCATGCGCTTCTTCGGATTCTCTTTTCGCCAAATTCGCTTTAGCTGTTGCTCCATCTGCTGTTTTCTTGGCTTTACTTGCTTCCTCATGCGCTTCTGTAACTATCTCTTTCACCTCTTGTACTGTAGATTGCGCACTATCGGCCGCTTGTTTAGCAGCACTAGATTCTTGTTTCGCCTCATCCACTATTCTTTGGTATCCTTCCGCTAATGTCTGCACCGATTGTGCCATTGCCTTGGCAGCATCAGAGGCTTTTTTTGCATCCGATATTAAAGATCTCGTTTCATCGGCTGTTGTTTTGCTTGCATTGGCTACTGTTTCTGCTCGTTCTGCACTCTCCTTGGCTGTATTCGCTGCTGTGAGCGCTGTTTCTGAAGCGCCCTTGGCTTCATTAGCTACACTCAGCGCTGTTGACGCTGCTCGCTTGGCTTCATCAGAAACTCGTTGGGCTTCATCAGAAGTGCTCTCTGCTGTCAAAACCTTGGCTTTTAGGGAGATAACATCTACTGTTGCTTTCTTGGCTGTCTTTTGTGATTCATCCGCACTGTTTTTCGCTTCATCTGCCTTCCTTGCTGCTCCTTCTGCTGTACTCTTGGCATTCTCTGCTAGAGTCTTCGCCCCATCGGCTAATTGCTTGGCTTCATTAGCTGTATTCTTTGCTTCCGTTGCTGTCTCTGTTGCTGTTTCGGATGCACTCTTGGCATTCTCTGCTAAAACCTTCGTTTCATCTGCTGTCGTCTTGGCTGCTTGCGCTAAATTCTTCACTGTCTCATCTTGTGAGGAAACCCTTTGTCTATCAACTCTGACCGCTTCTTCTGTCGCTGTTTTCGCTTCTTCAGCAATCGTTTTTGCTTGTTCCGCAACACTCTTTGCTTCTTCTGCTGTCCTTTTCGCACTATCGGCTGTTTTCTTGGCTTCATTGGCTTCGCTCTTGGCTTGATAGGCTTGTGAATCTGCTGCCTCGGCTTTTTTCTTGGCTTCTTCTGAGTACATCTGTGCTAAACTTACAGGCGCTCTAAAATTATCAACCACTTGATTGATATCTATAACTCTACTCGTTGCTCCAGACGCTTCATTCTTAGCTGCTTCTGCTATAGACCGCGCTTGCTCGGCATCATGTCTTGCATAACCGGCTTCCTGCTTGGCTTCTTTCGATACTTTTTGTGCTTCTTCCGCTTCTTTTTCTAAAGATGCTGCTTTTTTACCTGCTGCTTCTGCTGCCTTCTGTGCCTCTTCTGCTGCATATTTCGCACTATTGGCTATATCCTTTGCTTTGCCTGCTTCATCCTTCGCTTCATACGCTCGTGTTTCCGCTTTGCCTGCTGTTTTCTTGGCTTCTTCACCTGCCATTTCCGCCAAACTTGCTGTAACCTTGGCGCTATTTGCTGCTTCCTTCGCGTCGTGAGCTTTATTCCACGCTTCAGTAGCTGTGTTTCCTGCCTTTTCTGCCTTACTCCGCGCTTGCTCGGCATCATATCTTGCATTGTCAGCTGTTTGTTTTGCTTCTTTCGCTGTTTTTTGGCTTTCATCCACTACCGTTGCTAACGATTCTGCCTTCTTCTGTACCCCCTCTGCAACCTTCTTTGCCTCTTCGGCTGTATTCTTGGCTTCTTGTGCTAATTGTTTTACGGCTTCATCTTGAGAAGCTATCGCCTGTCTATCCGCTTGTACAGCTTGTTCTGCTGCCGCTTTCGCTTCATTGGCTATCCTCGTCGCCTCACTTACATCTTGTTGTGCCTGCTCGGCTTTTGCTGTTGCTTTTTCTGCCGCGCTTTTGGCTTCCTCAGATATAACCTTGGCTGTATTGGCTGTAGATGTCGCTGTTTCTGCTGTAACTTTCACATCACCAACAGCTTGCTTCGCGCCATCAGCTGTCTGTTTCGCTTCTTCTGCTTTACTCTTAGCCAAATTCGCCGTGCTCTTCACCTCTTCTACAGATTGTTTAGCTTCGACAGATTTTGTCTTCGCTTCTGAGGCTAGTGTTTCTACTGTTAATGCCTTCTGTTCTGCTCCTTCTGCCGTCCTTTTTGCTGCTTCCGCTGTATTCTTAATATGATCAATGGATTGCTTAAGGTCGTTGGCTACTGACAGCGCACTAGTTGCTGTTTCTTTTGCCTCACCTGCTGTACTAGAGGCTATCTCTGCTGTGCTTTTCGCATCCTTCGCTGTTGTGAGAGCTTCCGTACTGCTCGCTGTCGCTGTTTCGGATGCACCCTTGGCTTCTTGTGCTAACGTCTGTGCTGCTTCAGATGCTTGTTTGGCTTCCCTTGCTACAGAGACTACTCCAGAGACTTCTGCCTTGGCTGTTTCTACTCCTTGCTTGGCTTCGTCTGATGCGCTTTTAGCTGCTTGCGCTAATTTCTCTGCATTCTCCGATTGGCTCTTAGCTTCTCCTGATAACTGCTTTGCTTCTTCTGCTGTTGTCTTCGCTGTTGTTGCCTCTGTCTCTGCTCTGGAGGCTGCTTCATTCGCACTCTGAGAGTTGTTAACCGCTGTCTCTGCACTACTTTTTGCATCACGTGCTGCTGCCAATGCCTGTTCTGCTGCTGTCTTTGCCTCGTTAGCCGTTGTCGCAACCGCATTGGCTCTTTGGGCGGCTTGTCCCGCCGTTACCGCAGACGCATCAACCATTTCCTTCGTTTCATCCGCAACTCTTTTCGCATCAGCTGCTATCTGCTTCGCTTCATCCGCTGCTGTCGTAGCGGCTGTGACGCCATCCTTCGCAACATTGGCTGCTGTAAGCGCCGTCGTCACTGTTGCACCGGTTTTCGTGCTCTCTGTAAGAGCTCTTTCCGCTACGCTTTTTGCTTCTGCTGCCGTTCGTTCGAACGTATTCGCACGCGCTATGGCTTTTTCTGCCTCTTGTCTCGCTTGCACAACTTGGTCTAACGTTGCAAAAGCTTCATGCGAATATAACGCTGCTGATCCTAACAATTTCGGAACAACGACAACATCTTCTGAAGTCGCCTCTCGCATTTCTTCTTTTGTCGCAACTGGTAATTGATAGTCATGCGTATGATGTGGTACTATCATGTTCTTGCTCCCTCACATCTCTTCAAATCAATCCATCCAAATCACACTGTTTCAATTCTTCTAACTCTGTGCTTAAAACTTCTAGGCGTTCCTCTAGGGACCTGATTTTACTTTCAAACTCTGATTTCAAATCCGCCTTGAGTAATTCTAAAACCCCATTAAGCGGGGCATGCACAAAACGCTCGCCCGAATAAAAAACAACCCGTACTTGAGACGGGTCGCTAAGCTCTGATATCGCAAATGGCTTTAATAACATTTCATTGCCTCATGTCTTAATTCCAAAGACAACAGACACATTGACGGGACGCGTTTCTTCGCCTCCAAAATTTTCTGCTAAAAGATGATGTTCATGGGAAACACTATCCCCTATGCCATGTTTTATAGGTGTCGAATAATATAAAAAGTTAGCAAAGGGACTTCTAATAAACCAAGGTAAGCGCGCGGGTTTATCCTCCTCTGTAAACCAAAACGGCTTGGACATTTCCGTTCCTCTATCAAATGCTTCTTGACACCTATCATTGGCGTCTCCTGTTAAACCAACACATTCCTCATCAACATGCCTCTTGCTCCTTTGCAAACTATCCTCAACAGAAGACAAATCGCGTTTCTTACGTGAAGAGAGACGCTCTGAAGACGCTGGACCAATAAAATGATCATGGTCTTTCAAAGAATATTCTTGGACACTTGCAAATGAACGCCAAGGGTCTAGATTGCGTTCATAATCCATTCCCCGCAAAAACATTCCACGAAAATCAGGAACATTAAATGTCCTTAAACCGTCTCCTTCACCCCACGTCGTTCCTATCGCCCAAAAGAGATCTCTGTAATCTGCTCGTGAATAAGCTCTTCCATCACACAACAGCCAACCAGAAGGTAATCTTTGCATTCCAAAGCAACCAATAAGTCCAGACGGTAAACGCTTTAAGAGAGGAACTTTTTGCTTGGTAGGATTAAGAAGTTGCCAACCTGTAATCTCTTCATCATACACAAGCGTATAGAAGCAACCAATCTGAATTTCTTCCCCTGTAAGCTCCACAAGACCTGTTGCTGTTGCCTTATAAACAGCTTTGCCATCTAAAAGATTAAGCGCTACTGTTGTCGCTCCTAAATTCGTGCACTTCGAGCGAAAACGCAAAAGCATACCTGTCTTATAATTTGAAAATCCTGTGTTACTTTGGAGACGAATGGCTGTACTTTGCTGTTCTTGATTAATTGCAAACGTGCTTTCAAGCACTCCACCCGTATCCGATAAATACTCTCTCATCCTTTGCATCATCATACGTGCACTATCGTTCACCGTATTGGGAGGTTGACCTTCTGACCAATTGATAGCATCATCACACCGTGCATTCTCTGATGCCGTTAAAGACCAATCGTAAATCGTCGACATCCAAACCTCACGTCTTGATCGCAAAAACTACAGACATATTAATTGGACGAGTCTCAGCAGAGCCCACCCCTTCCAATACAACATCTTGCATACGAAGATGAGAATGGGGGAAAGCAAGCTTATGGTGAACCCGAATATCCTCCGCCTTCACTCCAAGCCGTTCTGCAAGCTTCAATCGTTGCTGGTCGTTAAGCTCATAACCCCATAGGATAGTGATATTCCCATGCCAGCTTTCCGAACCCCCTTCACTATTCAAAATAGAAAATGTCTCACCACCATGGTCATGCGTTTTTATGCTATCATTCTGTAAAGTGCCAAAGCTACGCCATGGATCAATCTTACGGTCATCATCAACACCACGCAAAAATACCCCACGCAAGTCTGGAACATTAAACTTCGTCCAACTATCACTTCCACCCCACCTTGTCCCTATCGCGTTATAAAGATCACTATAGTCACTACGAGAATACGCTTTCCCATCACACAATAACCAACCTGAGGGCAAAGATTGCATGGCAAAAACCCCTATCGTACCTGAAGGATAACGCGCAACAACAGGAGCTGATGATAAAGGGGTAGGATTCATCAGTTGCCAAACCCCATGATTATAAATCAAACTATAGATACAACCCTTTTGTATCTCTCCTCCGGATAAAAACCGCGCTCCACGGTCTGTTACCTTATAAACAGCCTTGCTCTCTAAATCATTAAGCGAAACCGTCGTTCCTCCTACATTCGTTCCCTTCGCTTTAAAACACAAAACTATATCATTATGGTACTCTCTAAACTGTGTTTTGCTTTGGAGAGAAATGGCTGTATTTTGTTGTTCGGCATCAACCGTAACAATGCCTTCAAGAACACCACCCGTATCCGATAAATACTCTCTCATCCTTTGCATCATCACGCGTGCACTATTGTTCACGCTGCTTGGTAACTGTCTTTCCAACCAATTAATATCATCATCACACCGTGCATTCTCTGACGCTGTTAAAGACCAATCATAAATCGTCGACATCCAAACCTCATGTCTTGATCGCAAAGACTACAGACACATTAATCGGGCGGGTCTCACCCTCTCCTGATCTTTCCAAAACAACATCTTGCCTGTCATCAAGGGAATAGGGCTCTACTATGTATCCTTGGATGTTCTCACTCTCTATTCCTGTAAAATTTGATATCATCCCTCCCCCAAATAAACGTAACCGGTAACCCAATATATCTGTCGTATTCCCGTGCCAATAGTTTTCGTGATCGGAAAAATGCGAAAGTGAAAGCGTCTGACCACTATGTTGGTGAGATTGCATTAAATCTGTCTGTACACTTGCAAATGAACGTCCAGTATCAATATTGCGACTATCATCAAAGCCCCGTAGAAACATCCCTCTCAAGTCTGGAACATGAAATGTCTCCACACCATCGCCTTCACCCCAAACAGTCCCTATCGCTTCAAACAGCGAACTATAAGTGCTTCGAGAATACGCTTTCCCATCACACAATAACCACCCCATAGGAACTTCTCTCATCCCAAAAGTCCCTATAAAACCTGACGGATAAAGACTACTGTCAAAATCTTGCGATAAAGGGAGCTCTGTAGGGTTTAAGAGATGCCAACTATCATCACTATAAACCAAGCTATAGATACAACCATTTTGTATCTCTCCTCCTGATAAGGTCCGTGCCCCACTGTCTGTTGCCTTGTAAACAGGCTTACCTTCTAAACCATTAAGTGCAACCGTGGTTAATCCTACATTCGTGCCTATTGCTTGAAACTGTACAAAGATACCTGTCTTATACTCCTTAAATTGCGATTTGGTTTGCAAACGAATAGTTGTCCGTTTCTGTTGTTCATCAATCGTAAACGTACTTTCAAGCGCTCCACCTGTATCTGATAAATACTCCCTCACCCTTTGCATCATCACACGCGCACTGTTATTGATCGTGCTTGGCAATTGCCCTTCTGACCAATTAACCAAATTATCGGCATGCGTGTTCTCAGACGCTCTAAGCGACCAATCATAAATCGTCGACATGTTCGTGAATCCTAAATCCTATAAAAGGGTCCGTAAAAGGCTCTCATAAATTGTGACATCAGAGGATTGTCTTCTTCACTCTGGTCTTCTTCTGAGGCTTCTTGCTGCTGTGAAGAAAGCAAGGCTCTTAAAAAGGCAAGCACGTTATCCCTGTTACCATGTGGAATGCTACCTCCAACAGCGTGGCTTGCACGATAAGGCTTCTGACCACCATACATTTGCAAGACATGATTGACAAAGTCACCAGCACGCATACCAGCATTTCCCCCATTCAAACCAACGGCATTGCTACCAACAATTTGTGCTGCATGGGCTTGCGGGTTTTGCAAAAGACGCGCTGCTCCTCCTGCTCCTTGTTGATGGGCTAAATACAATTCCGCTTCACTAGGCGCTCTTCCCAAAACACGGCTTAAATGATTACGATTATCCCGTGTAAGTCTACCCATCGCATCCGCTGCTTGTATAGGGTCAAACCTATCCTGTAAGCCATATTGCTTGGCTGTGCTGTCTATGAACTGATACAACCCTCCAGCAGAGGAACGAGGATTCCTTGCATTCGGATTCCCACCGCTTTCAATCTGTGCAACACGGTACAAATAACTCTCAGGCAAGCCATAGCGGGATGCCGTTTGACGTATCGCTTGATCTATCGAAGGATTATAGCGGGTCATTGAATCTTACTCCTTACAAATCTTCCCGCTTCTCCCGCCAACACAGAAGAAATAAAATGCCACCCCTTTTCATTCAAAATTCCCTTTTTATGCAAATTGATAAATCGTTGGAGCATTTCAGCAACTTGCTGTTGATTCATTCCTTTAACGCCAAAAGTCGCTAACTTTGCTATATCACGTTCAAGGATTTGCCTTTCTTTTTGAGGCAATTTTCTAACCGTATCAGATAAAACATTTTGAATAATTTTGGCTCCTGCACGAAGAGCACTCCCTTTACTATAGGGGAGATTAACACCTGCCAAATGAGAGGGTTCAGGCGTTCCTTTAAACGGCTTCACACCTCTTTTAGCAGCATCTTGATAAAATTCTTCCTCAGCTACAGACTTTCTAAAAGCATGAAGTTCTTTGCTGCTTAAAGACCTCCTGAGGTTTTTAGTCATAGCACCCGTTTGTAAAATATTGGAAAGGTTTCTAACAGCATTGGGTCCTTCTAATATATCGTCTATATAATCTCTCATACCTACGCGATAGCTATTAAGTCCATCAGATATCGCTCCTCTCCGAAGCCCTTCTGCAATCCCCTGTCCTGAAACATCTCTCTGAGCAATGTTTTTACCTTGTTGTAAGGCTTCTACAAATCTTGCGTATTTTTCCGCACTACCACGTGCTGCTTTATAAGTAGGTGAGATTTCGTCCGTTATCTTTACCAATCTGCTCTTTAGTCTTTGGTATATAGAAACCATTTGGTTATCGCCAAAGTTATCATGCTTCCTTATCAAGTAATCAAGAGCCTTCTTGGTTTGATCTAATAACTGCATCGTAGGTTGATAGTTGATATGTCTAAACTCTTTATCATGAAATAGTTTAGGGGTTACAATATCGGGATCTTTTTCTAAGGTTTTAACTGCTCGCTCGACAGCGTCTTGAAACCCTTTATTTGCAAAAAGATGATCAAGATCTCGATAATACTTTTTATCTATAGGAGTTGCCATCGCTTTTTCATAAAGATGTTTATATGCTCCTTCCCCTTGCTCTTTAAGCGTAGTTTTTAAAATCTTTGCATCTTGTATACCTGCAATATTTTTATTTGCCGATTGACCAAGACGGTGAATTGCCCCTTTCAACCGTCCTTCATGGGCGCCTTTCAAAATATCAAAAACATGGGTGTTTATTTGCCCCGTATTGGCAAGGGATACTTCTAGATTCGGACTGATATCTGTCAAAAACGCATGGCGTGGAGCAGTTTCAAGACGTTTTGCAACATTCTCAACACCATCATCATACAACGTCCTTGCAACTTCTCTTACCGCTTTGGTTTGAACATCCTTATAAGCAGGGTTTAAATGACCTCTTACAAAAGGAGCCGATTGCAATGCCTTACCTGCTTTATTAATACCAGAAGAAATAATTGTACCAGCGACAGACCCAACAGGAGCAGCAACAGAGCCAATTCCACCTCCAATCCCTGCCGATATAAGCTTACCCGCTAAACCTTCTCCTGCTCCAGAGCCATGTAAAGCTCCAGAACCTGCTCCTAAAAGTGCTGCCTTGCCTAGCTTACCAAATGTTGTTGCCGCAGATCCTGCTCTCAAAAGCCCTAGCCCAGGGATAAATGATAATGCCGTTGGAACAATTGACCCAAGAAGATAAGCGCCTGAAGACAACCATGGGTGTTTCTCTTCCAATGCTTTCTGGTAAGCGCGTTCCTTGGCTACTCTTCTGTTATAGGTCTCTTCTGCTTTTTTATCACCGCTCCAATAATCCGTAAAACCTGCTTCATTCGCCGCTTGTATCTCATCACTATACCCTGCCGTGAGACCAGATATCCCATGGCTCCTAATCGCATCCAACCAAGTAAGATCTTTATCAGCAAAGGAAATATCATCAGAGCTTTCTTGTGAACCTGAAATCTCAGAACCAACTACCTTATATTTTCTTGCCCATTCAGGTAGAAGTGATTTATCATAATCATTATATTCTGAATAATTGACTGTATTTTGAGGATTGGGAATCTCAGGACCAACAATTTTATACTTCCTAGCCCATTCAGGTAGAAATGACTTATCATAATCTTTATATTCAGACATGGGATAACCTATTTTTCTACAGGAACTAGATTGCCATTTGCAAGCCTAACCAAAAATACTGTTCCTTTTGGAAGGCTTTCGACATCTTTTTCACTTTTCACTATTGGTGCTTTTGCATAATTTTCTTGAGGCATCGATAAATCTACTGAATATTGATCAGAGGTTTCCTTAGGGGTATCTAGATGCTGCCCTGTGAATGCATTGTATAATTTATTATCATCAAACTTACTCAAAAAACCTAATGTTGTTTCAAGAAGGCGTAAAGTCTTTTCCAATCCTTTTGGATCACGTCCAACATCCAAAGAGCCAAACATTGATGACATCGCCTTACTTTCGAAATCTGATATAGGACCAACTCCCATATTTCCAGTAGCACTCATCGATTTTAGATTCTCAAATACAGTCTTTAGAACGCCACCTCTAATCCCATCCAATAATCTGTCTAATTCATACGCAGGTGTTCCTCCAATGCCTCTCGAACCCCATCCAGTAAACCCTGTCGCATACCCATCCTTTATGAGTTTGATAGCGTCTGCAATATCACTTAATCCAGCGCGCAACTGCTGTTTGTTAAGAAAAGCATTTCTTTTCTTTTTATGCTCCCATTCTTGCTGTGCTTGTAGCTTCTGGTTGTACTCAAGTTCCTGTAGAGTCCCTGTCATCGGTCTCTGTCCACGTTTACCTGTCTCTGGATCGGTATACCATTCATGCCCCGCAAGTAATTTAGGAGCATCACCACCTGTTAGCATCGCACTAAGCATTTGAGGATTACGTGCCATGATAGTAGCTTCTTCATCACTGTAACCTTTGGATTTCAGATACTCCACTGTTTGGTTAACTTGGTTTCTCTGTTCTCTTGCCATATCACCACGACGAAGATTCATAGCTGCATTAGCCAAATCTTGTGCCATTGTTCCATCAGACATGGCATAACCAAGGGCATAATCTGATAATCTTTCTAACAATTCAGGACTACGCAATTGATCCCAAAAACTCTTTGAAGAAGTAGTATCTTGTCGTGGTTGTACTTGCGGTACAGATTGGGTTGGCTCTGATTGTGCTATTGGAATAGGGGATTCTGCTAGCGGGTTCTGTTGTGGTTGCAATGACGTCAAATCCGAAAGTGCATTAGGTAAAGGTTCTATATCCTTAGCCAAACCTAAGGGATGAGGTTGTGAACCAACCGTCGTCATAGGCATTGAAGGAGATGAAGAGAACGCATCCGGTTGTATTTTCTGTGGTTTCAAAGCCGAACTTACATTCGGTAAAGGCGGCATATCTTTAGCTAACCCTAGAGGATATGGTTGTGAACCAACTGTGCCAACCGGTACTGAAGGTGCTAAATAAGGCAACATATTCGCCTGCTGTTGTGCGTTATTTTGCGCCATACGTTGATTGTGCATCTGCATTATACGAGACGTATAAGGGCTCATTGCATACATAGAATTAATAAGCCTTGATAAAATGTTATCGCTATTATTTATCATCACTCCCCTCCTCTATTTTTTCATATAAGATGAAGCAATTTGACCAACACCAGCTAAAAGTCCTATAATGTTTTTCCAAGGGTCGTTGCCTGGGAGCTTAGATTGTGTGAGATTGTTCGTCGTTGTGCTGTAGGGGTCTGCAAAGCCACGACCTGCATTCATCAACTTGTTCAACCTATTCCAACCGCTATTGTCTTGCTCCATCCAACGTTCGCGATTAGCATCAACAAGCCTTTGATTATACGCATCAAGCACCCCTCCCCCCTGTATGGCATTGGAATAGGCATTGCCATAACCCTGTAAGAAGTTATTTGATGCTCCCAACTGATTTTGATTGGCTTGGTCTATCAGTGAATTCGCCTGCACCATGCGGTCCGCATCACGATTATACTGATCTGCTGTAGCACTTGTGGACAAAGCACCAAGTTCATTTGCCAATACACCTTGATGTGCACCGGACCCATAACGACCTGCGCCTGCAAAAGAGCTATTAATCGTATCTCTTACACGGTCTAAGCTATTTTGAAGGGCGGCATTAAAAGAGGGGTTCTGTCCAACCATACCACCTGAAGCCATTGTTCCAAGATTATTTGCTGACGACGTTGGATTGTAGATTGCATTCATCAAAGAGCGATTTTGATAATGATGAGGAATACTTCCAAGACCACTAATTCCATAGCGCGTTTGAGCACTCAAAGGTGCAACGCGTGGTCCCATGTAAACATTACCACCTGCACCTGAATTATAAAGATTATAGGCATCTGCACCGCCCCGTTTAAAAACATTCTCCATCCAAGAAGGCGGTGCACTACTTTGTACTTGCTTTTGTTCCGTTACTGACGGTGTCCTACTCCCCATTGCCTAATTCCTTCCGATAATAAATCATGTCTATCCCGTAACCTTGCTTACTCAATGCACGTCGCCATCCTAAACGACCCAAAATCTCCATTTCACAAGCACCATTCTCACGCGCCCAATCCTCTGCAAACTTCAGATTGTCGATAAGCTCTAACCCGCCATGACCGCAACAATCACAAATGAGAGCACGCTTCTTCCCTAAAACTGTTGTCTGGATTTGCGTCGTGACTGCCAATAAAAACCGATCATCATCATCAAGAACCAGCCACAACTGCTTCTTGCCAGTGCAAATCTCTTCGATAAGCTGTTGCAAAGTAAGCTCATGCTTAAAACGCTCGCTATAACGACGAAAAGCTGCAAAGATATCTTCAAAATAAGGGGCTATGCGATCCTTATCCCAAGAAGAGGTGAGAACTATCTTTGCCATTAACGTCTGCCTAAAGGTCGTAAATCCACGTTAAAGCCCGTGATATGATGCCATGTAACACCCTCAGGGATGCGCAATTTAAAGCGGTGATAACGATTGCGTGACCGCCCATGATAAGCACCCGTGACGAAAGAACAGATCCGTTCTTTATGCCATGTAATGGGCGTGTGCGGATTACGAACTCCACGCTCCCCTATACTCAAGAGCCCTTCTAGAGTATCAACCTCTGCAAACATCTTGGTGAAAAAGCTAAAGCTCCCATCAGGTGACCCCATCTCTTGTGATACAACAATCGCCTCCATTGGAGCGCCTGTAAACACAACAAGCCTGTTTTGACCATCAAAACCACCAAGAACCGGTGCACCACTTTGCCAAATTGAACTGTCAAGAGAGGCTGGTAAGCTTTCAAGGCTTGTTGAAAGCTCATCCAATTGTTCCAAGGTGTAGCCTGTCGTAAAAACAGGAAACAAGCTTAAAGGCTTTCCTTGGATTGTTGACCATTTCTGCAAACCCCAATCATAAACAAAGGTGGTTTGCTGGTTATTTCCCCTCTTCAAAGACCAGTAAACACGATTATGAACAGGGTCTACCACTCCTTGCATTCCATCAAGAGCAAGCTTATCAAAAGTCGTGAATACCGTTCGGTCAACCTTTTCAAATCCTATTGGTAAAAGTTGTCCATCCGGACCAATCTGATAAAAGCCACCATCTCCAGCAAAAAAGGCATTATTGCCACAACATGCAATGGCTTGTGCACTTCTTGCTCCACGCTTGTCGTGGATCTTTTGGAACGTAAAGGGAATTTTAGAGCCTGGCATAAAGGTTCCCGCATAAACAGCAGAGCGTAAGAAAACCAAGGGATTGGTCGATTCTGTTGCCCCTTGTACATATTCTCCATCATGAAAGTCATGATAATAACAATCTTTTTCGCCTACCGTCCAATGGGTTGCATCATTCAAGCCTGACCAATGGATACGATGAGGATGATCAGTCAATTGCATCAAACATAAAAAATCACCCCAAACCTTTACTAATCCTGCTTTCGGCGGATTGCCTCCTAATTCTTCAAACCGTTGTGAACTCTTAACATTGAACACCTGTGGTTTGTCATTTTTGTTGACCGCAATAATTGTTTCACCAAACATGGCAAAAGACCATTTGTTCTCTTCGTTGGCGTGATAGGTTACACCCGTTTGACTGATGTCTTTCCAGCCTCGCGTTTGATTATCGTAAGCATAAAGCTTTGTAGCTCCTCCTACGATTATCTTAACCCCATCACCTGATCTAAAGGCGATCGAACCTAATGGCTTTTCTTCTAAAGGAGCAGAAATAACCGTTGCACTTGGCATAGGAATGTGAGAACCGTCTGCCGGTAAAACATTCACAAGTGTATCGGTAAAACTGCTGTTAATAACCGCAACATCCGGTCTGTAATCTGCAATGGGGAAGTAAACCATGTTAGAAATCCGTTGGGACAATTCTTGTTACGTTATGGCGCTTTGAAGTCTCTGCACGCAATTCCCGCAAATGTTCCTCGAAGTCATTGTAAGCAGCGGCTGCACAATCGGGCTCTTTCAAGATATTCTTGTACAATTCATATTTTGCCCGTGCTTTGATCAGATCAAAGGCGTGGACAAACCATGGGTGTTCCTGATGAACATCCGTAAGCTCTTCTAAACGCATGGGTGAGAGGATGAGTTGTACCTGATAGGCTCTATCTGGTATGGGATAGAGATACAGTTTCCTATCAAAATAACTGTAACAAACCGGCGTTCCCTGCTGTCCTGA